CTCACAACAACCTAACATCTCTCCAAGGTGCACCTGCACATGTTGGAGGATATTTTGATTGTTATCGTAATCCTGTCCCTGAACAACAGTTAAAACAAACAGTTAAACGAGACTATTTATAATCCAGGACCAACAATGTTTGATGATATATTTATCTATATTATGGAACGAAATCCTCTGTTAACAGAGGCTCTCAGTGCTAGTCAGATTAAACAATTGCGGTCTGAATTAGCGACACCAGAGATTCTTCCATGTACTTTCGATGTTACAATTCCAGGTTGGTTAGAACGAATCCGACATTGGGGTAAGATTACAATTAAGCATAAGGATCCTGAAAAGAGTCGGTGGGCTCATAAAGTAACTCCTGCTCAATTTGTGGATCGTTTGGCTGATGATGCATTAAATAAAATGTTTGGAAAGTGGAGCATCGAAAAGAAAAGCATGACGAAAGTGGAATTTCATCGTGATTTTATTGCAACCAATAACAAACATATGGTTGAAGTTTTTACTGTGGAAGTTGATCTTAAAAAAGAATTGAGGTAGTGGAATTTAGTACTCAAGGAGGAAACACATGCCTGTACTTTTAAGTCCTGGAGTTTATGTAAACGAAAAAGATATCAGTGATATCGTCCCAACCATAGCATCTGCATCTGCTGCAATTGTCGGATATTCAGCAAAAGGAAGTTCGGATGCCATAACTCTTATTACTAGTGATCAGCAATTTATTGATGAGTATGGTGAACCAGACCCAACATCAGGACACTATTTTCATTACGCTGCATTAGCATATTTAGCTCGTGGAAATACTTTGTATTGCCTCCGGGTTGAGAATGGTGCTTTGTATGGTGGTGTTAATATTATGGTTTCGACATCATCTGAATCCAATGCAGCAATTTCAACTGGAAAATCTTCTTCGGCCTTTGATGTGGATTCGGGATTAGATGCTGATGTGCTGTTTCAAGTGGTGGGGGCTAATCCTGGGGTTTGGAATGATAAAATCGGTGTAACAATTGAAAATGTCAAAGATGGTTCCGATGAAGTTCCCACAGATCAATATACATTTGATATTGTTGTATATTGGCAGGATGCAGATGGGAATTACAGTGAAGTTGAAAGATGGACGGTCTCACGTAAGACGAAAGTAGATGGTTTTGGTAAAGATCTCTATCTGGAAGATAAAATTAATGGTGTCAGCAAATATATCCTTGTTGCAGATAATACTTCTTTAGCTGATACAGCACTGCCTAAAGAGCAAGCAACACGTTTAGATTTAGAAGAAGGTTCTGATGGAAGTGCTATTTCGGATTCTGATTTAGTGACAGGATGGAATGAATTTGCAAATCCTGATGATATTGATATTCGAATTCTCATCAATGGAGGCGAGACATCTGTTACGGTTCAAACTAAAATGAAAACTGTTGCGGAAGCTCGAGCAGATTGTATTGCTGTGTTGGATATTCCTTGGGCTTCTGTGCAGTCAGTAACAGACATGACCACATTCCGTTCTACAACTCAGAACTTCAATAGCTCTTACTGTGCATTGTATACTCCGTGGCTGCAAATCTACGACCAATACAATGACAAGCTTATCTATGTTCCACCGTCAGGGCATGTTGCAGGACAAATGGCATACAATGATTATGTTGGAAATCCTTGGAATGCTCCTGCTGGTTTCCGTAGGGGACAACTTGATATCATCTCCACATCCTATGTGTTTACACAGGGCGAACGTGATGTTCTGTATCCACTGCAGATTAATCCGGTGCAAATGTTCCGTGGTGAAGGTAATGTGATCTGGGGCCAGAAAACTCTCCAAAAGAAAACCTCTGCTCTCTCAAGTGTTAATGTTCGGCGTCTGTTGATTGTTATTGAAAAGGCAATGGCTATTTCGTTGCGACCGTTTGTATTTGAGAATAACAACGAAACAACTAGATTCCGAGCAAAAGCATTGCTAGATTCATATCTTAGTGGATTGTCTGCTCAAGGTGCTTTCCAGACAGAGGGTGGGGATGAAGGTTTCCATGTTGTGTGCGATGCGACAAACAATACTCCTAATGTAATTGATGATTTGCAACTTAATATTGACGTATTTATTAAACCTGCTCGTGCAGCTGAAAAGATCCTGTTGCGGTCAATTATTACACCAACTGCCGCATCGTTCCAGGAATTAATTGCCAGGGGCAGTCTGCTGTAATAGAGTAATTTAAGGATAACTGCATTTATAAAAGGAGTTTCAAATGGCAGCAAACATGGGAGCCGATACCCTTAAAACCAACCTTTCCAATCCAGCTAAATTGTGGCTGTGGGAAGCAATGTTTGTTAATCCAATTGGCGGTGGTAATGCTGATGTTCTAGATACTAGATGTCGATCGGCTGGACTGCCAGGCCGATCTGTGGGAGAAATCATACTGCCATACAAAGGCACACCTGGATTGATTTATCCTGGTAAATTGCAAATGTCACATTCCTGGCGTACTGTGTTTGTTGAATCTACAGACAAACAAACATTTGATGCATTGTATGGTTGGCATCAGGCAATTGTTAATGCTCGGACTGGTGTTGGTGGATTAGATACAACTATCAAATCAGATATCTATTTCAAAACATTGACACAAGCTGGTGATACGTGGTTAACTATCCAACTTATTGGGTGTTACCCTGCTGACATTGCAGAAGTTAGTATGTCCTATGATGATACTGGTGAGTTGGTATTCCCAGTTACGTGGGCATATGATAGATGGGAAGAAGTGAGTTAACATGGCTGGTATCCCAAGAATACAACCTATTGGATTTGATATTTCAGGGATAACATATTCAACATTATCGAAGACTTGGATTCTGCAGAGAAAATATCAGTGGCAATTATTCATGCCGAACTTCATTAATGGGGTTTTAGGGCATTTAATTTCGCCGTATTGTCAAGACATCCGATTTGGTGATTACAGCATTTCTTCACTGAGTACAATGCAGTATGGAGCATTCCAAAGATTCTACGCTGGCATCCAAACAATCAATAATGTTGGCATGACATTTGTAATGCCTATTGATAATTCCGTTTTGGATTATTTCAATGGGTGGTATGAATTAATGATCTCAAAGGAGGGATATTATTCTCCAAAAAATCGCTACAAGAAAACAATCTATGTTCATTATTATGATCGTTCGGGTGTTGAATCCGTTCGATTTGAATTAAAGGGTGCATTTGTTGTCCAACGTCCAGTCTTTGATCCCAGTTATGGGGCAGATGATCTTCAACGAATCAGTTTTAATGTTAATGTTGATGAAATTAAGACATACAGCTTAATTGGCTCCGTAAGATCTGCTATTTTCAACAATAGTGTGGTTAAGGATACACTTGCATCATTAGGCTCAGTCGGTGGTTTATTGGGGGATAGTACATTAACTGAATCTGGCAATGTTCTATTTGGATAATAACATGACAAGGAGAAAGAGAAATGAGCGATATGTATTTACCTATCAATTTGCCATCACAAGGCAGAACATATAATGTTCCGGCAGAAAGTATTTCAATTCGCCCATACAATGGGGAAGATGAAATGCTGCTGGCACAAATCAATCCGGTTAATTTAGAGCGAAATTTCCTCACGGTTTTAAAGAGAGTTGTTCAGGGGATCGATCCCAAACAACTAACATTAGGAGATCGTCTGTATATTATTATTTGGGAATACATTAATTCATATTCTGAAACAATTCGAGTTAAGGATATTGTTTGTAGTCATTGCTTGAAGAAATCTGATTTTGTTGTTGATTTGCGAAAATTAGATGTTGTTTCTCTGTCGGAGGGAATCCCAGTTATACAGGATGTTGAATTACCAATTTCGAAACAAATGGTAAAACTGCGAATTCTCACTGTTGGTGATGAAGTTGAAGTTGAAAAATTCCAAGAAAACAATCCTGCTGATGCGTATTTCTATCGGTGGGCACGGTCAATTGTTGGTGATAAAGATGTTGTGACATTAATTCAAGAAATGAAGAAATGGCCTGCAAAAGATCTTGCTCGAGTCCGCATGTTCCAGGAAGATATGGATCACGGACCAAAAACATCTATATTGACTGCTTGTCCAAAATGTGGAGAAGAGGAGGAAGTTGCGGTTCCCTTTCGCCTTGAACTCTTTTATCCATATGGTGAGGACCTTAGAAACTGTTTTAAATCGTGAATATACTATCTGTAAATTTGTTCCGGGTTTTGATGTTGGAACAATACGTAAGACCTCCGCAAGAATATTAGATTGGTATTATTTAAGAGTTATCAAAGACCTGCAAGATACTCAAAAGGAATAACAGTTGAAGAAGGATCTTTCTATTAATCAATTCTATTTTGATAAACGTAATGCTCAAATCTTAGAAGCATTAGAACGGAAATACTCTCGAGACTATCTGAATTTCTTTGAGACACTTGCTGATATGTATATCAAAGGTCCAAAGAAAGATCTAGATAAGCTTGTTGTCTTAATTGAAAATACGATTGCGAAAATCCAGGATGTTTTAGGTGGATATTCACTCTCTAAGGAACAAGCCGACAAACTTCTTGCAAATATTCAGGAAATAGAAGAGCAAAAAGATTATTGGATTCGGCAATCTTACAAGAATCAAGCTTTACATGATCGATTAGATAAAGTCACTGAAAAAACCGGAATTTCTCCATTTGATCTTAATGCAACATTGAAGATTGCTAGAGCAGGTGTAAAACAAGCCACTACTCCAAAATCTGGGCACTGGGGTGATTTTACCAAATCAAAAGCATTCGGATTAGGTAAAGAGTTATTTCAGGGTGCAGCAGCAGCTGGATTAGGTCCACTGTATCCAGTAGCAAAACAAGCTTTTGATGTATTTTCGGATGTTACAAAATTGTTTGGTCCTGGAGCCTCATCCAAGCGTGCGGCTAAGGAACAATCTTTTGCTGAAAAACTTTCCCCAGTATCAGCAGGATTACCATATAGAGCATTTCAGAATTTAACGCAAGCTCGACAAGAAGGACCAAATGTTCGAGATTTCTATGGGGTTCGATCATTAGAACATCAAGTTGCCCCATTAAAAGCATTCTATGATAAAGATGCTTTTCGAGCAAAATGGACTAAGGAACTTTTAGATTACACTAAACAGATTGCTAAGAATCGTCCAGATGGCGGTGAAAAGTATCTTGGAGGCATAGCTTCTGGAATTAAAGATGCTTTGTTTGGAGCAATGGGATTAACTGTTGCCGGAGCCTCTGGTTTAGGTATGGCAGCATTAACAATTGGAACTGTTACTGTGGCATCTTTAGTAGCTCGAAAATTTATTCCGGAAGCTGTTAAAACACATGAAGCTGTTTCAGATATTGGTAAGGCAGAAAAGACTTGGAAAGATTGGGAAGCTTCTAGAACAGCACAGCAACAAGCAGTGTTGAAAAAGCACGGTGTGCAGGGAACTAAAGAGCCTGGATTTTTTGGAAAAATCTTAAGAGAAGCGGGATTATGGAGTCAGGCAATAAGAGATATTTATTCTCCGTATAAAGACGAAAATAAAGTAATTGGTGCCGCAAGTGCAAAAATGGAAGCTCCTACTTCTCCTGTAATAACACCAGACAAACTGGATGAGATTGTTTCTGGTGCGAAAAAAGAAATGGAGAAAATGGCTGCTCCTGCTCCATTACCTTTTGGTCCTCCAACAATTCCTGGATTAGAAATTTCCTTGAAAGAAATGACCACAGAATTACGAAATTTTGTTCAAAATATGCAAACACAATCAACGAATACACCTTCTCCAAAAGTTCCAAGAAATGTGCATGATGCTGGGGATGTGTTATTGCAACGATATGCTGAAGGTAATTTAACATTAGGTGAATAACAATGCCAGATTTTACAGCAGAACGAACTAATCAAAAGAAATTTGCTCTACAGGAATATGGATATGTTCCTGATGGAAATGCTCTGCCTTTAGAATATCTTGTTCGTGTTACTTCAATTCGAAATCAGGCAACCGTTGTTTGTCCCCTACAAGAAGATTTAATGTTAAGTGTAGATTCTAGTTGGGTACCACTTGTTCCTGTTTCGCTTTTATCCAATGTTAACACCTTAGTGCAAGCTGGAACATTCGGACGAAAATCGGTTGTTACTCGAGCGACAAGCCGTCGCATTTGGACTGGGACATCTCCGATGTCCATTTCACTTAGAATGCGGTTTGAAGCTGTACAAGATACATTTAAAGAGGTTTTAGAGCCTTGCAGAATATTGATGTCAATGGCTTTACCTTCTGGCCCAAAAGAAACACAAGGTACTTCATCATCAAAATTTGATAGTGTTCAAGATCTTGCAGGAGCATTAGATATTGTCCCATTCTTATCTCCTCCTGGTCCAACTCCATTCTCATTAGAGGGAATTTTAAATCTTAAAGGAAGTCGTTTAGAAAAGATAGGGAGTTATCTAGAGGAAGCTAAAGGTGGAGATCTAATAATGATTGAAGTGGGGAGGTATGTTTCCTTCTTCAATGTGATTATTCGAAGTGTTTCGTGTATAACACCAGTTAAGTTTGATAATCTTGGGAATCCAATTAGTGCCTCTTTGAATATGGTGTTTGAAACCTACGAAATGATGACGGTTGAAGCATTAGCCGAAGTGTTTAATAAAACAACATTATCCCAATATGAGACAGGTTTAAACAATGAACCGAACGAATTTTTACCATGAAGTCACTGTTAATGGTACAAAGGAATTGGATTTCCTTTGGAATTCATTGTCGGATTTTAAGATGGACTATGAGCCTACATACTACAGGGTTTCAGCAACCGATGTTATGAGGCCTGATCTTATTAGTTTTAAGGTGTATGGTGTTGTGGATTTTTGGTGGGTTATTTGCCTTGTAAATAATATTAGTAATCCGTTGGTGGATATTGAATTGGGGCAAGTATTAAAAATCCCAAACAAAATTGATATTTATAATTTCCAGAGATCACGGAGAGTAAGAAGAAGTCGATAATGCAAGTAGTTGGCAACTATACATTAAATGTGGAAATTGGAGATAATCCAGTTCCAATTAATCCTCAGATGATTGAGGAATTGACGATTTCTCAGGATATTGATAGATTCTTACCAACATTTTCAATGACCTTGTTGGATGCCACCAAAACATTATCTGATATTGTTCCGTATGATAGTACTTCTAATAACGTAAAAATTGAAATTGCTCGACAAACAATAGATTCCACTAACTTAAATTTATTTCAATTTTCCGTTAAGCGTCGATCAGCTGTTTCGCCAGATGACAAATATCGAATACAGGGTACTTTAAATATTCCACAACTTTTGACGAATCGAAAAACTCGAGCATTTTCCGGCAGTATTAAGAATACATTGATTGATATTGCAGATCAAGATTTGACAATAAAAGATACGGAGATTGGTGCATCGGTTGATTATGCAAAGAACCTTCTACAACCAAATTGGACAGATGCTAAGTTTTTTCAATATTTAAGATCCAATTTAATTGGCAAGGGATCTGAAACAGGGTATTTCTGTTTTGTAAAAGTTGTTCGTGGAATCCCAGTATTTGTGTTCAAAAGTTATCATGAGTTAATGCAGAATCCTATTTCGTATAACTTTATTGTCGGATATAAACCATATTTGGATTATCTCCCAATCAGTCAATATGAGATTTTTGATGATTCAAAATTGTTAGCTGATATGGGAGCCGAAACACAACAATTTTACTATTTTGACTACGAAACAGGCACACCTGTATATTCCGAAGTATCTGTAGATGATTGTCCTTCACTTTCAGAATTTGTATTGCTAGAGTCAAGTGGTGGAACAACAGGAGTATTATTTGATCAAACAGGAAGAAGCAATCAATTTACATCTGATTTTGAAGGTCGAGTAAAAAACAATTATTTCCAACGTGTTAACAACTTTGTACATATGTGGGCATCCACTTGGGGATTGGAGAATATATCACCGGGTGATATTGTACGTGTTGTATTTAGTGAAGGTCTGGTCCGAGGACAGTTATTTTTGTACCAACATTCAGGATTATGGCTGGTTAAGCGTGTTGTGCATTTAATTGGGGATAGCTTCCAGACACGTTTATTATTAACCAGATGTGGTATTGATACGGATATTTCAACTTCCTTAATTGAAGCCGAAAATAGGATTGTAAAGTGACTGATTTAGATAGAGAATCACTATATCATCGAGGCATGTATAGGGGTGCAGTTCTGGACAATGCAGATCCCGACAAGTTAGGGCGTGTTAAAGTTCGAGTTTTTGGAGTTTTTACTGAAGATATTCCGACAGCCGCAATTCCTTGGGCTGTTCCGGCAATGCCTTTGTTTGCTGGTGCTGGTGCAGGATATGGTTGTTTTGCAGTTCCAGAGGTTGGATCACATGTGTTCGTCTTTTTCGAAGCTGGAGATATTTATCAGCCTGTTTATTTTGCGGAAGCTCCTGATGGTGTGCACGGCCTTCCAACTGAACGAACCGCAAATTATCCTGATAGAAAAGTATTCAAGACTGCAAATGGGATCGTAATTTATATTGATGATTCGGCAAAAACATTAAAATTGACTCTTCCTTCTGGTGGAACAATAACTGTTGGATCTTCTGGGGATGTGACAATTTCTGCGAATGCTAATGTTGGTGGAAATGTAGAAGCTGATGGTACAATTGAATCCGGAGACGGTTACATTATTAATGGAACACCAGGAGTGGATGGCACTTTTACATCGAAAGATGACAAAAGTATAACCGTTGAAAAAGGAATTATAACACAGATTATGTAATGGATTTTAAATGGCTGTAACAATTGAAACAATTTGGAGTGATATTGATCCGGGATTTGTTGAGGATTCACAAGGCCGATTGAAATTGGTCGAGAATCTTGCTGCTGTATATAGTTCTATAGATAACATACTTAGAACTAATCGGGGTGAAAGATGCATGCTGCCATCCTTCGGGGCTAATCTCCATGGTTTTGTATTTGAATCAATGAATTCCACATTGATTAAATTTCTTTCTCGAGAAGTTAAACAAATGATCGAGGTTTGGGAACCAAGAGTAACAGTGTCCGATGTGGAGATGATTCCTGACCCGGATAAAGGAGAAATATCTCTTACAGTACTTTTTGTTATTCGTGGATTTGGAGATGTCTTCCGATATCAAACTAGCTTAAAAGGATAATCAATGGCAAACGAATTGAATTATGTTGATTTCGACTTTGATTCTATAGTAACACAGCTTCAAGATCATCTTCGAAACACTGCTGCTTGGAAAGATGTTTATCGTTCTTCCACGGGACAAACATTGATTGAATTGCTGGGCTACGTTTTGAACCTAGCAATGTTCTATGCAGAACGTCGTGCAGAAGAGTCATATCTGTCTACAGCACAATTAAGATCTAGTATCGTGAATTTAGTATCGTTGTTAAATTACCAACCAAAACGAAAGACATCATCCTCAGGTAGCTTGACATTTTCTATTGATGAAGCGTTAACTAAAATCGTCTATATCCCAAAATATACAGAATGTCAATCTGTAGATGGAATTAAATTTATAACGAATGCTCCTGCAGCGATTCAAAAAGGGCAAACCTCTGTGTCAGTTGCTGCCATTCAAGGTGAAATTATACAGACTGAAATTTCCCCTGATGGATCACCTGATCAAAAATATACTATTAATAGTCAAAATGTGGAAAATTCGATTGATACCACCAACCCAACATTACGGGTATTGATTGATGGTGAATTGTGGACACCAGTTTCCTCATTTTTAGGCTATGACTCATCTTCGAAAGTTTATCGAATCTTAAATAATATGGAGGGAACAGTTTCGGTATTGTTTGGGGATGATTCGGCTGGAATGGCTCCTGAATCTGGAACAACCCTTGTAATTCAATATGTTGAATCTGCAGGATTAAGTGGGAATGTAACTTCAACCGACAGAATCACCACAATTAATGATTCCATTTATGATGAAGATGGAAGTGTTGTAACTGTTTCCGTTACAAATTCTGGAACATTCCTGGGTGGGGATGATGAAGAATCTATTGAAGAAATTCGGAAAGAAGCTCCATTAGTTTTTAAGACTGGAGATCGAGCGGTCACCAAAGAAGATTTTGTTGCAATAATAAGTAATTTTTCAGGTGTTGCAGATGTCAATGTTTGGGGTGAAAATGAAGAAGCTGAATTAGCTGGTACATCAGCTGTACAAAGCATGTTAAATAAGGTTAAGATCTGTTTAATTTTGCAAGAGTGGATTCTTCCCGACGATGATTTCAAAACAACAGTAGCAGCGGATGTGTATGACAAATCAATGTTGACTGTAAAATATGAATTTGTTGATCCTGTCATTCTTAACATCATTCCGCTACTTATTGTGAAAGTTAATCAGGGATATTCACTTTCTCAAACACAAGCGGATATTGAAGAAGAATTAGCTGCTCAATTCTTGTTAGGTGATACAGCCAAATTAGGGACAATTGTTAAGTATTCATCGATTTTAGCAGCATTGCACGATTTAGACAGTGTTGCCTACGTAAATATGATTTTAGAAATATATCATGAGCTTTCTTCAACATATTCTTCGACATACGATTGGGGTGAGGAATTAGATGCTCTTCCAATACGACCAGAATCGACACGTTTATTTATTGATGATACCTACGTAACTACTGATGTTGATAATGGAGATGGGACGGGAACTTTTTCTTCAGCCGGAAGTTACACAATTTCAGGAACAATTGATTATGAAACTGGGGAAATCTTGTTAGATATTAGTCCAGCAGCTAGCACAGTTTACGTTCGATATCAACAGCAACCTTCAGATGATTACGAACAAAATCGGAATATTGAACCCGCTTTACGACAAATTGGAAAATTGTACACAACAGATATTCAATCAATTACAGTTGTCTCTTAAGGAAATAGAGAATGTTTAATTTAGACACACGTTGGACAGTTCGACATTTTCGTCAAGGAAATTTGATTTGGGAAATTGTTGACAAGAAAAACGGTCTTGTATTAGAAGGAGCTAAATGTTTCTTGGAAACAATATTCCGAGATCGAGCTTCGAACTATTTTGGGGACACTGACTTTTTCATTGGAATGTACAATGGAACCGTTTCCACATCGACAGTGTTAGCAACTGTTCCTGGTGAACCTTCAGGAAATGGATATAGTCGACAGCGAATTGAACGTTCTGTTGTCGGTTGGCCTACATTAGAAATCAATGAAGGTAATTGGAGAATTGTTTCTAAAGAAGTCACATTATCTGCATCGGGAGGCAATATTGGTCCAGTACAAGGAGCCTTTCTGGGAACATCTGAAGACAACACCGGAACACTTATTAGTTATCTTGCTTTTGGGGTGGAACGAACTATTTTGTCCGGTGACACTATCACTATGCAAATCAAAGACAAAATGACGTAAAATAACGGATTTTGGAGATTAACAACTAATGAGTGTTCTTGCCTGGACAGAAACTCGTCCCGCTGGTGATTTTAGTTGGAATTGGTACTACCCATCATGTAGTAGTGATGGTGTGTACCGTTTGGCTCCAATTAACGGGAATAGATTGTATTTATCTTCCAACTCCGGTAGTAGTTGGTCTGAGACTCGTCCTGCCGGTGATGTTTCCTTAAATTGGTATCGGACTGCTGTTAGTGGAAACGGTCAGTACATGCTTGCTGGGGTTGATAATGGAAGACTCTATCTTTCTATTAACTATGGAGCTAATTGGTCGGAAATTCAACCGGATGGAAATGTAAACCGTTATTGGAGAACTACTGCAATAAGCAGTACTGGTCAGTATATGTTGGTGGCCCAGGCACGTAGTGGAGTTGTAACCGGAAAAGTTTGGGTTTCTACCAATTATGGTGCAAACTGGACGGATGTTACTCCGGGTGGTAACATGTATTATTATGACGGAGATATCAGTTCCGATGGTAGTAAGTGTATAGTTAGTTCCGGATCCTCTTCCGGTAGGGTATACAAATCCAGTAACTACGGTGCACTTGGGTCCTGGTCGGAAACTCAACCAGCGGGTGCCGTAACCAAGTATTGGTGGTTGAGTAAAATCAGTGGGGATGGAAATGTCCTGATGGCGGGAAATGCCGAAAGGGTGTTTATATCCACCAACTTTGGGTCCAACTGGACAGAGACTCGTCCAGAGGGTGATGTTGACATGAAATGGGCGGTCGGGGATCTGAATTACGATGGATCTATGATTTTTCTAGCCAATGAACCAGCGACTTTAGGTAGACTTTGGAGTTCGGAGAATTCAGGTTCTTCCTGGGTAGATGCGCAACCTGCCGGAGATGTAGATAGTCAGTATGGTGGTGTGTGTGTTGATAACACCAATAATGCCTTGGTTGGTATCTATGGTGGCAGGTTATATAATGGAATGTTTCCACTTCCTGGAAAGCCTATAAATCCAGATCCATCTGATACAGAGGTTGGTGTAGATTTCTCAGATTACACAGTTAGTTGGGAAACTGGTGGGCTGACTGA